TGGTACATCTTGCAAACAGGAAGCTGCTTCAGCTATTGCACTAGCGGGCTTTGAGATGATACCTGAAGTATCATATTCATCCTCATCGCCCTGTATATTCCAGTCTTCTCCAGTAGATTGACAATTCCTACAAAAATTTGTAGTAGTCATCTCTCCACACCAAAAACATCGGATATACCTAGTGGGTAAACCTTGCAACTCCCATTGTAAGAACTCACCTTCTTCACCTTCATAAGATGAAGTTTCAACACACTCCTGTGATGTACATAATCCTTGAATTTCAAAATCATCTAATTTAGTGATTTCTACTCCTCCTTGAAGTGCTGCTGACATAGTAGGTCCACACAATTTAACATCTTGAGCCCATGCATAAATCTGTACCGAGACTGTTGCTCCCGCTACTCCATTCGCATTCTTTAAGGCGTTGGGTGATATTATCTGCACCTTACCCATATTCTGTAACGACGTTGCCGCCGTTAAATCTAACCAATCTTCCTTATTAATAAAAGGTAATAACATATGTCCTCCTTGATTATTCGCTGGATAAAACCAAAAATGTGGTCTTTGAGAATAACCAACGGTCTGTAGATTGTTAGATGTCACCGTTGAAATAGGCGACGGAGAATATTGAGGTAAAGGTTCATAAGCAAATAAACCAGCACCATAGAAAAATGGCGATGCATTTATAACAAGTTTCACATTTAAATTACACTGTATAAAAGTATAATTTTCAATTTTATTCTTTATCTTCGCATTGTTAAAATACAAATACCATGGTTGAAAGGAAGTATTAAGAGTAGTACCTTCTTGCCATGCAAAAGAATTTATAAGAACAGGTCTCTCTAAAAAATTCGTCAATTCAGCAGATTCAGTCCATACATTTCTAAATGTATCATCCATTAATGGATTATAAACAATTTGATCTCCTGCATTTTCATCTCGGAATCTTAGAGTAACTTGTAATTTCTCTCCTTCTCCAGTATGATAACTAGTACTTGGACCTCCTCCCATAGAAGCTCCAGTATTACCTGTCACACCAGATTGATTTCCTCCAGTAGCATCACTACTAGATGGTGTTGTTGTTATTTCATTATTACTAAGTCAATTTTTAAAATAAGGCGCAACTCAACGTTCTTATTCGATCTACATGTAATAGGCCACCAACCAAACCATCTCTAAAAAGAGATTTTGAGGATCGCTCAGGTAGGTGAAACGTGTATATCCATTCTCATATATAAATTAAACACACATAGATAAGTATATATATATGCAGTAACTATATACACGTGCTACATTTTGCTATCACCGTATAGCTCCGGCTGGTCTCCACTTACTCCTGAGACGAGTAAGACCAGAATCTCTGGTATAACTCATCCCAAGATGGGAAAGTACTCTGCTCAATCCAATGTGTAATATTTAATTGACTACAAACTTCTTTGAGCATTTCCTGCTTCTTTGAATATATATCTTTTCCATACCAAAAATATTCCATATTCGCAGAAGTGAAAACAGCAATAATCTGTTCCTCCCAACAGATATTTTTGCTCCGTGTCCAAACCGTTAACATTTTCTCAATCGAGTCATGTTCTAACGGACACACATAAGCTCCAATATCCTTATCATATCTC